TGTAAACGCCGTCCTGGCCTTCGAGGTAGGCGTACTCGATCGTGTCGATCTGGTCGGGCGAGGCGAACAGATACCAAGCCGTCGTGCTCGCCGCGTCGAGCCGGGGTTCGGCGATCGGCGTCAGCGCGCGGATGTAGTCCGGCACGAGGTCGGCCGATTTCGCGGGCGCGAGATTCGGCGCGATCATCTGGAATGCCGTGAGCTGCAACGCCACCGGCACCACCAGATAGCGCGGCTGCACGTTCAGCACGGTGACGCCGTCGAGGCCCTTCTGCTTGGCCATCGCCGCCATGCCCGCCCCGAGTCCGGCCAAGGCGAGCGCGCTACCCGTACCCGTGTTGAGGTTCGCGTGGTTCGCATGAAACAGCGTCACGCCGTCGCCCATCGCCGGGTTCGAGGTGATGATGCCCCACACGGTATCGCTCTCAAGCGTCGCCGCCGCCACGCCGAAACCGGCGGGGATGCGCGTGAAGGCGCTCAGATCGTCGTTGATGATCGTCTGGCGGGTGATCGAGACGATGCGGCCGTAAGTGGCGAGCTTGTAGGTCTCCTTCGATTCGGCGATCGAGCCGTGGGTGAACTCGCCCTTCTCGTTGACCTTCATCAAGCTCGGCGCTTCGCCCAACTGCACGGCGTTGATGTTTTTGAAGTCCACCGCCGACCGCCGCCGCGAGAACGGCAGGAACGTGCGCGGGTAGGCTTCATAGGCTTGCCGCAGCGTCTTGTTAGCAACGTCGGCGAGGATCGAGGGGAAGTCGGAAGTCGACAGCGCGAGCTTGGCGATCTCGTGGCGCGGCAGACGGCGCGTGCGCGTACCGGAGAGTTCCAAACACTCGCGCGCCAGATCGAGCAGCGTTTGCCCGGTCCAGTCGCGTCCCAAGTCGTCCTTCAGTGGGAAGACCGCCGGATCGTAGCGGTGCAAGAGCGCCGCCATGATCCCGACGCGGCGCGACTCGGTTTCATCGCGCGTGACCACGGCGGCCGCGCTGCGGATCTCGGTCTTTCCCGAACGGTTGGCCGCATCGTCGAGCGCCAGTTTGCGGAACTCCTCAACCGAAGTGCCTGCTTCGACATGCTGAGCGACCAGCCGCGCATCGACTTCCAACGTGCGGCCGACCTTCTCGATTTCCCGGATGCGCGCGCGTTCGGCCAGCGCCGCTGCCTGCCGCTCGGCATCGAGGTTGATCTTCAGTTCGTCACGGGCCTCTTCGCCCGTGGCGGTAATGATGGTTTCATCCATCTTCTGCTCCTGTGGGCCAGTTGCCCGTTCGAACTTGAATCCCGCGCCCGGATCGGCGCCGACCGGAACGAGCGAAACTTCTTCCGGCTCCCAGTCAGTCACCAGCACCTGGCGCATCTCTGCTCCCTGCGGAGTTACGTCTTGGACGGCGTGAATGGCGACGCCCATCGAGGCGTTGCGCAGGATGCCGTCCTGAACGTCCTGCCAGATCGGATCCACGTCGGCGCGCTTCGAAAACCGCACGGCCGCCTTGCCCTGACCGTTCTCGATCCATGCGCGGGCGATCACGCCGATCACATCGTCGACCGTGAAGTCGCGGTGCGAGTTCAGCAGCGGCGCCGAGCCACTTGCCAGCCTTCCCATGCGGATCGCGCCGGGCTCCATCGAGAAGCGCATCTCAAAGGGACCGCGCGCGTCGTAGCGGCGGACGGATGCGCCCGTGTACCAGGTGAGCGTCGCCGTGCGTTCGTCGCGCTCGGCCGGAGCCAGCGCCTCAAACCGGGCTTCCAGCCGTTCTCTCGTTGGGGTCATTTTGAAGCTCCTTCTGTTGCGCGCCGCTCTGCGTGACGTGGCGCGGGTCGCAGTCGAGCACGATGCCGCGCTCATCGAGCAAGCGGTTGATCTCGGCGATCTGATCAAGCTGCGCGTCCGGGTCGTAGCCCTGCTCGGCAATCGCCTGGCGCAGCGTGAGCGTGCCGGTGCGCAGCCGGTTCAGCGTGGCGACGGAGTCTTTGTACGGGTCGACGCTGCCGAAGCCCGGCGGCGTCCACTCGGCGCGGAACGGCCCAGGCTCGGGGATCACACCGGCCGCGTAGGCTACCGTGAGAAACCGCTCCCAGACCGGCGCGCACAGCATCGGGATGAAGGTCAGCCAGCGGAATCCTTCGATGCCGTTGCGGAAGCTCAACAGCCCGGCGCGGTAGCTCGAGTAGTTGACCCGCGATAGATCGCCTGTCAACTGCTCGTAGGTGAGCTGCAAGCCCGTAGCGATCTGCGCTTGCTTGGCGGCGACGTAGTCGCGATAGCCCGCGGACGCTGACGGCGACGCAAACGTGATCTCCTCGCCGGGCTTCAGGTACTCGATCATGCCCGGCTCGAAGCTCTCGACGCGCTTGCCGGTAGCGGCATCGGGAACACTCGGCGCAATCGGCGGGCCGTCCGGCCCTTGCGGCTGCGTCACGAAGGCCGCAAAGCAGGCCTCGATCTTCTTGCGAACCAGTTCGGCTTCCTCGTACTCGTCAAGATCTCGCAACGTCACCACGACCGGCGCAAGCCACGGCACCCCGCGCACCTGGCCGGGCCGATCCTTGCGGTAGATGTGCAGCACCTCCGAGGCCGGCACGCGGACCGACTGAAGCGACGCTCCGCCCCGCACGCTCGTTTGCACGACGTCGCCCGGATGCTGGCCGTAAAGCCAGTAGTAGATGCGGCGGCCGACCAGGTCGAATTCGACACCCTGGATGATGTAGCCGGTATCGGTCTTCTGCGTCTTCGTGTGGTCGAGGTAGTCGGGCTCAAGCACTTGGAGCTGCAACGGGACCGCGAGTCCATCGCTTTCGCGCCGCTGCCGGAAGCGTACCAGGCACTCGCCACTTTCAAACACGGTGCGCGCGATCAGCGCCTGAAGACCATAGAAGTCGAGCTGGCCGTCGGCGTCGCACTCCTCGATCCAGCCGGCCCAGGCGGTATTGATCGCGCGGTCCACATCCGGCTCGCCCGTTCGCGCCTGCGCCGTGATACCCGTGCCGATGGCGTTGCCCACCACCTCAGCCGCCGCGCGCGCCGCGTAGGCGTTGTTGCGGATCAGGTCGCGCGAGCGCTCCCGCAGTTTGGCGAGCGCCACCGAAATCTCGGCGTTGGCCGAGTTTCCGGTGGTGACCCAACCTCCGGTGCGCCGGTCCGTCCGCGCGCCTTCGTAGGCCAGGCGCACCAAGTCGGCGGCGCGGCGTGCGCGCAGCCGGCGCAGGCCTGCTTCGGGCGAGATCCAGGCGATCGCTTTGTCGAGCCAGTTCATCCTTTTGAGGTCTGGGCGAAGCTGAAACGATCCGTGGCGGCGCCGGATTCGGCTGCCAGCGCTTCTCGAATCACGGCGCGCGCCTGGAGAAGCTCGTCCATCGAGCGGTAGGTCACCGTGCGGTCGCCGAAGCGTACGGTCAGTTCGCCGCTGGCGATGGCCGCCTCGACGGCATCGAGTTGTTGTTGGGTCCAGGCCACTCAGGTTCTCCGGCGCTTGAAATAGAATGTCGCGCGCGTGCCGAACTCACGCACGACCGTGACCAGTTCCCACCCTTGCGCGCCGTACTCGGCGAGCACGGCCGTTGATTCCGCATCGGTCGTGACCACGAGGTATTCCCACACCTGCACGGGAGCCTGCATCTGACTTCGGACTTTCATCGCGTGAGCCACTTCCTTCCCCGGTCCCCCAACCACCGCGCCCGGTCGGTGTCATCCTCCGGCACGGGCCGCGGCCGGTTCGCCGCCAGGATCCGGTCGGCTTCGTTGTCGAGCGACAGTCCCATCGAGACCATCGCCCGCAATGCGGCGTAAGCGTAAACGCGCGCGTCGAGCGCCTCCTGCCGCACGCCCGGTTTCGGCCGCCACTCGCGCTTGGGCTGGCCCTTAGCGTAGGTGGTTACCAGGACTTCACCCAGCAACTGCTCGAAGTACGCCTCCTCGCGGTCCGCCGGAAAGTGCGCGTAGCCGGGCGTGCCCGGCGTCGGATTCCTGAGCCGCCCGTAGATCGTCTCCTTGGCCGTGTCCGTGCCCACAATCCACGGCTTCTCGCCACGAATGTTCTTCGCCGTCGGCTTGCGCTGCCACACGGGCAGCGGCCCGCCCTTGCCCTTCACCGCGAAGATGCGCCGGTGATACCGCGTCCGGCAGAATTCATACACCGCCTGCGATTCATAGCCCGAATCGATCGCGCACGCGGCCACCGGCAGCGAGATCCCGGTTTCCTGCGGCCAGCGCCGTTCCAGGTACGTGTCGAGTTCCTGCCAGACCAGGCTCCCCGACGGATCGCCCGGAAGCACACGGTATTCGACGGACCAGGATTCCTCGCCGCGTCCCCAGCCCACGAGTTCGAGCTCGAGCCGGTCTTTCTGCACGTCGACACCGGCGGTCAACACTACAGCGCCGAACGGAACTGCCGCCCAGTAGTGCTCCCGGCGCGCCATCACCGTGGCCTGGTCGATGGTAGTCTCGGCCGCATCGTCCCACGGCTCTGCCAGCACCGTGTTCACAAACTCGCGCAGCGTTTCAATGGACTTCTTGTCGGCGAGAAACTTCTTCGCCAGCGTGCCCCACTTGCGCCACGGCGAGTACAGGCCATTGATCCAAAAGCCCGCGATGTCGGTGACCTCGGGCCGCGCCGCGCGCCACTCGCCGGCCTTGAGCATCTGGTGCTTCTGCCAGTCGGCGATCAGCTTCGAGCAGTGCTCGCAGCGGTACTCGGCCTTCTCCGGCGCATCCTTGGGCCAGACCATGTTGGCCCACGCGAGCACCTGAAACGCGCCGCAGTGCGGGCACGGCAGCCAGAAGCTCTGCTGGTTCGAGTTGAGCCAGGCCTGCTCGATGCGCGAGGCGCCCTTGGTCGTCGGCGTCGAGCACAGCACGACCTTCCGGTTCCAGAAGTTGGCCGTGCGCGTGATGGCCAGGTTCACCGGGTCGCCTTCGCTGCCCGCACTCGCCGGATAGCGGTCCACCTCGTCGAGCAGGCAGTAGCGGATCGAGCGCATCGCCAGACCCGCCGGCGAGTTCGCCGCCGCGAGCGTAATCGAGCCGCCCAGAAACTTCTTGTGCAGGATCGTGTTGTTCGAATCCCGCGAACGCGCGTCGGCCACCTTGCCGCGCAGGCACGGCGTGTCGCGCAGCATCGGCGCGAGGCGATCTTTCGAGAACGCCTCAGCGTCCACCTCACGCGGCTCGACCAGCAGCACCGGCCCAGGGTCCAAATCGATAACATAGCCGAGGAAGTGACCCAGAAGGCTGGTCTTGCCGCTCTGCGCCGCCCACATCATGACGACCGTTTCATACGGGCTCGACGGGCCCATGGCGTCCATCACCGCGCGCTGGTACGGCGCCCGGTCCGTGCGCCATTCGCCCTTCTCCGCCGCGAATTCCGAACTCAGCCGCGCATTCTGATCGGCCCACTGCGAGACCGTCAGGTCGGGTGGCGGCAGCAGCACATCGGCCGCCAGAATCTGGATCTCGTCAACGCGCATGCTGGACGGCGCTCCGGGTATCGTTGAGCAGGACGCGCACCTCCCTCATCAGCACTTCCCATACCTGGCGTTCATCGGTGAGCGGCGCAATTTCCGGCGCGACGCGGTTCGGCCACGCCATCACGGTCTCCTTGATCGCCACAAGGATGGCCTCGACCCGCTGCCGGAACAGGTCCGTCTCCATCAGCTTGCCCATGCGCTGGTCGTACTCCATCTTGCGGAGACGGGCCTTGAAGACCATGTCGGCGGTTCTGGCCTGGGCAAACGTCGTCCCCGTGGGCGCAGTCTCGACAGGCGCGGCCGCCACGCGTTCCGACACCGGCTCGGGACGGTCATCGAGCACGGCGTCCGAGGCGGCCACATCCACCTTGCCGCCGCGCATGACGAGCACCCCGGCCTTGGCCAGCCGGCTGATGTACTGGCGGCTTTTTCCGCGATGCCGCGCGTATTCGGCCTGGGTCACGAGCCGGTCCGACATGTTAGGCCCTATCTGTTTGAAACGTCGCGAGATTCAGTTGTTCGATTCCGCTTGATTGTTCTGCGCACCCGAGGGATGAATGGAGTCGCCATGAGGAACACCAGCATGAAGAAACAAACCACCAAGATGGATTTCTTTATCCGCCGCGACTCTCACCGTTGGGCCATTTTCGACATCGACGGACAGGTGCTCGACAGCGGATTCGAATCCGAGGCGGCCGCCGCGGATTTCATCGTCCGGTTCTGCCAGGACTACCGGATGCTCTACGCGATCTACTACTGACCACCGGGAGACGACACCATGACCACGCAACCCTACATCGAATGCTCGCTTTGTGATGAGGCGAAGCCCATCCACCGAAAACTCACGCTCACGAACGCCGACGGACTCGTGATCGACGCGGCCCGTTTCTGCCTCAACTGCTGGAACGACATCCGGCAGTCGGTCGAGGACGCCAGCGGCCTGATCGACCGCCGCCAGCAGGAGGACTGACGCCATGGCCATCACGCGCGAAGAGCTAATCGCTTGGGCCACGCGGAACGGCTGGAAGCTTGACCGCTGGGGCCACCTCAAGAAGGAATTCTCGAACGGCACGCACCGCCTGAAACTCAGCCGCATTGCCGCACGGCACGAGCTCGCGACCCCATTCGGGTGGGCGAGAGTCGCCAGCGGCTACTACA